GCGGGTTCAGTATTCTCATTACCAGAAGCAAGTTTATAAGCCATACCTGCTGGTTGGGTAGTAGAACCAATTGCATTACCTAATACGGTAGATTCAATAAGCCTTGCTGTAGATCCTACTATATTGTTATACAGAAGGTTCTCTGCTCCTGAAGCGTCCTGTGCTAAGAAGGTCTTACTTACATGTAAGTAAGCAGTGATTCGCTTAGGGGCAAGGTTCACCTCAGAAAATTCTCCACCTCCATCCTCAGCTGTTTCAATTTCTGATTTCCACTTAACCGTGGTCCCGTCATAGGTGGGGATACTTGAGTTGCCAACAAGTCCTGTAAGGTATTGAGTACCTAACTGAGTGAATACCAGCTTGTCAGAAAGAGGAGGCAATATTTGCTTCTTGTCCTCTGCAACAACTTCCTGACCCTCAGTAACAATCCCGGCTGTGATATCAGCCCTTTTCGATACAGGCAAAACAAAGTCGCCCTCAGGAGTTACGCCTGAACGTGAGAAGGAATTGCGTCCAAGGGCGAATACATCCTTAGCAGCATCAGAAAGTGCTCTCTGATTGACCCTGTCATTAATAGCTTTAATGAGTGAAAATGATTCCTTAGGAGCCTTAACCTTAAAAGTATCCTTAATAGGGACTCCATCGCTATTACTCTCAAAGGTAGCATTTCTCTCCTGTAGGTCGAGCATACTCAGTCTCTGTAAATTAGAAGCCACATCAGAGTTTTCCTCTGCTGTCACACTTCTTTTCTCGGCGTCAGCCTTTTCAAAAATAGCTTTGTTCTTTTCTATCAGCTGAGCTTTTTCATCTTTCATTTCTAGTATCGTCATAATTTAAATTTTTAAATATTATTTTTTTCATACATTTCGTTTCTGGCTCTCATAGCCAGCTCTGAATTGGATAACTTAGGCATAACTTTCTCTTCTTTTAAGCTCTCTGCGGTAGTTTTTGCTGCTGCAGGGTTAATGTCCATGTCAGTTAATTCGTCATTATTTCTTTTATACTCATCCAATGATCTGAGTGCTATAGTTGTGTCCTGATAAGCCTCCCTATAGCAAGGTGACATATCATATATTTTATCAAACTTTTTTATCGTACGCAGCACAGTGCCATCATCCCTTCGCTCCCACTGCTCGCCATCTGGCAAAACTGTGAAGGCGAAAGAGCTTCCTTTAATGTCTCCTCTTGCGATCCCCTCCACCAGTTCGTCACCAAGGCTTGTTCTAGGCGACTTAAAGGCATAAATCACTCCTCTGATATCCGTAGTAGTTCTTAGTGACCCTAAGCCCTTAGAAGACCTCGCAAGTATTCCTCTGTTAATATCATGATTCATCAACACCAGTATATCACTCTCCTCTATGACTCCTTCAATTGCCTCTGGTAGTATAACTTCCTGAAAGCCGCCTAAGTCCCGTGATTCTTTGTTAAATACTATACCATAGCCAGATATTTGTCTGGACTCACCTTGCGCCCTTATCTCAGTATTTTCATATACATCTATTGTTCTAATTTCTTTATTCATCATCTTCTTTTTTATTTGGTTCATCTACTGGTGCGGCCTTATTGATTGTCTTAGGAATAATAGGCTCATTAATCTTTTTCATATTGACCTGAACATAAGCATCATCACCACCTTCTAATGCTTTGTTTCCTACATCTGCCCTTACCTCATTAACCGTGTATCCTCCTGACTGAAACATCTTACTAACGTAATTAGCCTTAGCATCGAGGTTATAACTAAGCAAGCTCTTTATATCAAGGTTCAGATAAGTATTAAGTCTCTTAGAAGGTCTAAGCAACTTTCTGTTAAACTCACCCTCTATCTTAGAGTTTAAAGGGGCGACTGTATCTGATATAAATCCTAACTGAAAGCTCTCTACATTACTGTAAGTCAGGTTAGCATCATCAAACACCTTGGATGGTGATACACCAAAGAACCTGCATATCTCTATCACATTGAACTTACGTGTCTCTAGCATCTGGGCATCTCGTGGGTTAACATTAACCGGTGTGAAAGTTAAGCCTCCACCTAATACGGCTATACCACCAGTGCCTCTGTCTCCTGAATTAAAAGCATCTCTCCATGAATCCTTAACTCCCTGTGCCATCTCCTTAGTGAGTTTTCCACCCTCTACGGTTATAATACCATTCATGTTAGCACCACTGAGGAAAAAGCCCTCTGCTGAAGCCTCTGAATAAGTGGCAAGGTTAAGAGTACTGAAAGCATCCTGTAGAACAGATATACCTATAAGACCATCCATTGTCTTATTCATTACGTGAATCATATCCTCCTCTCTTACATCAGGGTATATCAGCTTGTTAGCACCTACCGGACCTACTTCATAGTAACTGGTGCCATCGTTCTTAATAAACCTACGTACCTCTGCTGTAATCAATTCCAGTGAGGTAGGGTCTCCTATACCATTACGGTGAATTTTTATAAAAGCATTACCCCAAAGCAACATTCTTGATACCAAAGTTTTCATAAGCATATGCCTGGAATACCTAATATTAGGCTCTCTGTTAAGCATGTAATAAATCTTACTAAAAGGAGTATCTTTCCATCCCTCTTTATTAGTATGCTCTAATACCTGCCAGTCCTCAGAAGCAATAGCATCTGATATAACCTCCACACATCTATATACAGTACTCAACTGAGTAGCATTATCAACAGACAAAGGGGTTCCTACCGTACCGTAAGGGATACCCAAGCTATTGGTAGGAGCAATACTTATATCTCTGTTCTCTACTCCTCTAAAAGCATCTATAGCCCTCTTAAATTTATTTGTTTTTGCCATTATTAATATATTTCAATACTTTTTAAATTAGATGTGTACTCCAAATATGCAGCCAAGGCTTGTAGTGAAGCTATCACACCGTCAATTTTACTCTTCTCATTTAATTTGACTGGTTTAACATTAGCATTAAAATCCATTTTCAGTTCAACATTTCGCAAACAATACCGTGTTATTGGGTTATCATCTATTACTACATGTCCACTTAAAATTAGCCTCTCAAACTCCTTTGTACAATTATTAAAATTACCTATTGATTGCCCAAAAGGAGTCATATTTAAATTTTCCTCAGTACACTGAATAGCCCACTGAGTAGCGTTGTATTTATCATAATAGATGTCCTCAATATCACACATATCATCCACTGCTAATATCTCCTTAGTAATAGAATCGTAGTCAGTTACGTTACCTGATGTTGTATTTAGATACTTAGTAGCTACCCATTTCTTGTACAGTTCTTTATCAGCGTGCAAGTTGCCAGCTTTTAAGGAGTCGGCTGGGATATAGTAATCTACAAAAAAGTAATATTTGCTATTTTTAACAAATAGATAACTAACTGCAGTCAGGTCCACATTACTGGCTAAGTCAACTCCTATAAAACACTGCTCACCTTTAAAATCATCTTTATTTAATTTCTTTATTGAATTTACTACATAATTATCGGGGATCCATGTATGAGCTGAATCACACCAAATATTTAAGTTCTTTGTCTTAACTCCTACCTCATCAGCTGGACTGTTCATCGCTTGTTGTACTTGCCTCTTTATAAATGCTGAATTTACAGTTATGTCTATGTTAGGATTTGATTTTATCCATACAGCCGAATCTGCCCAGTCATCATCCTCATCTAGAGAATAGATAATACTAAATAAAGAATCATCCTCTTTTACCCCGGCAATTATCTCCGTACAAACTGTTCTGAGTTCATAGCAAGGTAATGATTTATCAAAACCTGCTGTAGTGATAGTAATTAATAGGGGGTTATCTCTCATACCCTGTGATGATCTAATAACATCCCTTATTTGACTGTTTTGGGCTGAATGGTACTCATCTACTACACCAAAATTACAATTATATCCATCGAGCTTATCAGCATCGGCTGCAAGGGTCTTAATGAATGAATTTGACTCAGGGAATAGAATGTCTGTCCTGTATCTCCTTACTCTCTGCTGGTAGGCATTATCTTTATATTTCTTGTTGTGGTATAATTTAGCAAAGCCCTTAACCATCAAAAAACCTATAGTAGCCTGTTCTTTAGAATTGGCGGCAAAAAGTATCTCCGCTGCTGCTTCATCATCTCCTATCAAATGGTATAAGGCCAGGGCGGCTACAAGGGCCGTTTTACCCTGTTTTCTGGCCATCTCTAAATAGGCTGTCTGAAATCTCCTAGTGCCATCTCTATTGATAAAACCGTATAAATTAGCTACTATAAAAACTTGCCACGGCTGTAGTATAAAATTTTTATCATTATACTTACCGGCAAAATGCTTTAACTGAGCTATAAAATCAATAACCTTTTGTACAGCATCCTCATCAAAATACCACCCATTCAAACTGTCTTTAGCAAGAGCCAAGTCTTTGTTAAAGCGTTTCACGGCATTCTTTGTATGAAGGCCAGAAGGTATCTCCCCAGTGAGGATGTCCGTACAATAAGTATAAAGGCTATCTACCATTTAGTTAAATTGTTAGTCCTACTAAAAACTTATAGGCGATACTAATTATACCGCCTGCGCCTGTTCCTGCCCCTATGGCAGTCCAAACAGCTTTGTTAATTCTTTTTTCAATTACGGCAATAGCTACCTCATGTTCTGCTATTTTAACTAAAGCTCCCTGAGGGTTATACTCATTACCAAGTAAGGCGACTTTAATCTCTGACATGTCCTTCTGTAACTTGTCTAGCGCCTCATTTGATATTTCGTAATTTGTCTTATTTTCAACTGTTTCCATCTTCTACCTCCTTATCATTGTCATTGTCTCCTATTACTGTAGCATTTGCTTCGTTCTTCTCTAATGCTTCGACAAGCTCTGGATAGTTGAAATCCTCAGACATCAATACCTCTGTACTTATCTTTATCTCCTCCAAGTAAGCCTTATAGCCTATCTCCTGAATGTGTCTGAACCTCTCAATAGCCTTATTCTCATCAAGAGAACCATACAGCGGTTCAGAGAATCCCGGAACGGTTACCAGGTAGTACTCAGTATTACCTTGTGGGTTATCAGGACTTATGTGTTTTTCTAATCGAATCTGCGGAATTTCCATAAATTTACTTGTTTTGTTTAGTTTTAATTTTCAATCAAACCATAATTAGGGTTAAAAGATACGTAAAATAATTAACATACTTGTTTAGTTTTAATTTTCAATCAAACCACAACCAATCAAACCACAACTATGAGTATTTAAATATGTTTTTTATAGTGACACTCCTTACAGAGGCACATCAGGTTATCATAATCAAAGGCTAATCTTTCATAGTTCCCATCTATATCAAAGGGTCTGATATGGTGTATTTCTTCTGTTATACTCACTCTCCCTTCCTTTTCACACTCTTCGCATAAGGGATTGTTACGTAATTTAGCCTTCCTCAACCTCTTCCATCTCTTATCCTGATAGACCTTTTGGTAGGCTGTTTTATTATAAGTTCTATCCCTCTTCTTTTTTCCCCCTAAATTTATTGTTGCCATCTTATTGTTTTCTAATTTAAGTTAAAAACATTCTTTTTATTTTCATCTCAAGCACTCTGATATCTGTTATTACGGTCTTGTCAGTGGCGAGAAAATTATTAATCACTTTTTTAGCATGGATCATTGTCACATGATCCATGCCAAACTTACTGGCTATTTTTGCTTGTGTTAAGTCAGTATATTTATCTGCGAAATACATACATACTTGACGAACGAATACCTTATCACGCTTACGACCTTTCGTGTTTATCTCATGAAATGTAGTATTATAATGCAAACACACAATATTGATAATTTCCTCGTAGGTATTATCAAAAATCATATCTTTACTTCTCGGAGTGCTGGCTTCTGTATGTCCCGCTATATAAGCCTCATATATAAGAAATAGTACTTCAGTATTATTACGCACCTCAGCGGGTAACGTCAATACATACTGCTTTGATTTTTCTTCTGAGTTATAAGACATTATTAATAATGTTTTTAATTACGTTGTTTATTACTTTGCCTCCGGCATTATCTCTTTGATGCGTATCTTATTCATATGTTCATCAGCCATACGCAGCGAAGTCATTATACTGTTATAATGGTCCATAAATGGGGCCTCCTTATATTTGTTATTCATTACGCCCATCATATCCGCTATCAAGCTTTTCATTTCGTCAGCAGAAGTAAGTTCCCGCTCAGGTAGTAATTTTCTGTTTGTTTCCATAATTTCTAGGTTTATTGTTTTCTAAAATCCGTTTCGTGATTAATCGAGAAAGGTGTGAAAAGTTTGTTCATCCTGGAGACAGTTCTATCATCGTAAATATCGGTCATGCGTTCTATGTTCGTTGTGCCGAATGTTAGCATCTCATTCTCTTCTCTGATATTAATAATTTCCTCAATTACATTCACCTTATTGCCGTAACTTCTCGAAAACTCATCTTCTTTGCCTATGTCGTCTAAAATAATACACCCCATAGAGGCGTATTTTTGAATGACTTGATAACCTCCATTAGTAGGGTCTTGATATTCTCCTGCAATAGTTTTAACATTTATAACATGTGGATTAATTACGACAGTGTTGCCGTTTTTTACATATCCTATCATGTCAAAACTCAGAAAATATAACCAAGCCCTTAAAACAAATGTTTTACCCCTTCCAGTGTCGCCCTTCAGAATAAAGCCTTTGGTGAAATTAATGTCGTCACCAATCATATAAGTCCAATTGATTAAAAACCGAACAATTTTTTCAACTGGCTCCCATTCCAAAGTCTCATTTTTCTGTTTTAACATTTCAGTCATAATAGACTTAAAATATCCGATAGCATTATCATAGGAATTTAATTTAACCTTAATACGCTTAATCCCAAGCTCGGCAATTTCTTTTTTTATTTCTTCAATTCGGTTCATATCGTATTTGTAAAATTTTCAAAATTCCTTTTATAATTCTTTTCATTCTTTTCTTTCTTTTCTTTCTTGTTAGTGTCCTTCTGTTGTACCTTCTGTTGTCCTTCTGTTGTACCTTCTGTTGTACCTTTTTCTTGATATTCATTATAATTAACCAATGTAAGTATCTGGGTAACAGTGTTTTTTTGTTGTATCACTTGTTGTTC